TTGGGCTTATCGGCGTGTACGCGTCGGCCATGGCTTTTATCTGTGCCTCGTCCATGTCCATCAGTTTTTTGTAAACCGAGGCTATTACAGGGGTGGCTATGCCTACCTTTGCGCCGTGGTATGGCTGCTCAAGACCTTTTTGAGAAAACTTCATCTCCCAGTAGTGTGCCATATGATGTTCGCTGCCCGAAGCCGGCCGCGAATTGCCCACCAGCATCATGGCTACACCAGACAATATAAGGCCTTCCATCAACGCCTTTATGGCGTCGGGTTTGCGTTGGCGTATGCCAGAAGGGTCAGACAGGCATTTTTGCACGGCGGAGTTCATCATATCAAAGGATGTCTGGCATAGATATTCGCCGTCGAGTATATGGCTCAGTTTCCAATCCAGAAGCGCGGTCAGTTTGCCGACCATATCGCCGAAACCCGCCGCTATCATAGAAGAAGGCGCATTGCACAGTACATCTGTATCGGCTATTATGGCTGCCGGATATGTGCCGGGCACTGTGCGCTTGAAACCGTCCATGAGCAACGGTACCACAGTGGAGGCATAGCCGTCTACCGAAGGCGCGGTCGGTATGCTTACATACGGTATGCCGGTGCGCGAGCTCACAAAGCGCACCAAATCGTTTATAGTGCCAGAACCTACAGCCAACAAGAAAGAGGTGTCGGGCTTCAATGCCACCATGATGCGCACTATGGAGCGCTCGCCTGTGGCTATGGCATCGGCCGGCTCCCACGGCGAGGCTATGCCGGGCTGTGCTGCCGGTATTTCATCAACGCCGTACTCGACGCTTGGACGCTTTAACATGCATATATCTATGTCGAAACCATGATTTGTTAACGCTTTATATACCTTTGCACCTGCGGCTTTATATGTATTATCATCGGCTACCAAAAGAGCGCTGCCGCCTGTAAACAGCTTGCGGCATACATCGGGTAAGTTATCTATAGCGCCGCTTTCCACTTCTATATGTTTTATAAGGACTTCGTGCCCATGCCCGCAGTCGCATTCTATGCTCCTGCCAGCCAGATCTGATATATCGTACATTTCATGTCAACCTTTCTAAAATGATTCTACGCCGTCCTTGCTGACCAGCGCATGTATGAGCTTCGGCCTTGCCACCGGCTTTTCTGCCATTTGTATGGAGCTTAATATATCGGGCAGGACCTGACTTAGTTTTTGCCGGTCGTTGGCGTGGACGACGGCTATCGTTTCGCCCTTGCGTGCGAAGTCTCCCATCTTCTTGTTCAGCATGATACCTGCCGACAGATCTATGCTATCGTCTTTTGTCATGCGGCCGGCGCCCAGCTTCATGGCGCACAGGCCGAGGTTTTCAGCGTTGAGGGACGATATGTACGCGTTATTTTCAGCTTTTATTTCGTACTGGATCTCTGCTTGAGGTAATAGCGAATAATCGTCCAGCGCATCGGCATTTCCGCCCTGGGCTTTGACCATCTGCTTGAGTTTTGCGAAACCGCTGCCTGATTCAAGCGTGCGTTCAAGCTCAGCCACAGCTTCTTCTCTCGCGCTTGCTATGCCGGCCAGCATAAGCATATAACTGCCCAGGAACATGCATACGTCCAGTAAATCCCTGTGTCCGCGACCCTTCAATGTTTCACAGGCCTCTATTACCTCGAGGGAATTTCCGATGGCCAGGCCAAGCGGCTGATCCATGTCAGTGATGGCGGCGACCGTCATCTTACCGGCGCTTTCGCCTATGTTTACCATGATATCAGCGAGCTCCAAGGCGCTTTTATAATCCTTCATAAATGCGCCCTGGCCGACCTTTACGTCCAGAACTATGGCATCAGCGCCTGCCGCCAGCTTTTTGCTCATGATGGAGCTGGCGATGAGCGGCATGATATCGACGGTGGCGGTGACATCCCTCAGAGCATACAGCTTTTTATCAGCGGGAGCCAGGTCATCGGTTTGGCTTATTATAGCCAAGCCTATGCTGTTGACGTTTCTTATGAACTCGTCCATCGACAGCGATGTCCTCATGCCCGGTATGGCCTCCAGCTTGTCTATGGTACCGCCAGTGTGGCCCAGGCCTCTGCCGGCCATCTTGGCCACAGGAGCGCCGCATGCCGCTACCAGCGGCGCCAGTACCAGAGTAGTGGTATCGGCCACGCCGCCGGTACTGTGCTTGTCCACCTTGACGCCGTTTATAGCCGAAAGATCAGCTATTTTGCCCGAGCGCGCCATCGCCATGGTGAAGTCGGCGGTTTCCCGCTTGCTCATGCCTGTGAAATAGACGGCCATCATAAGCGCCGCCATCTGATAATCCGGTATGCTGCCCGCGGTGTAGCCGCTTATGATACACTCGATTTCCGCCTTGGCAAGTTCGTGCCCGCTCCTCTTCTTCTTTATAAGGTCAACCATGTTCATAACTATCCCTCGCTTATCTCTGCTGTGGATATTATATCATAATATTTGCGTCTTTTTATACTTTCAAAAAGATAAAAGTATGGTATAATACGATTATGGAGATCACTTTCCGTAACCCCATTTGCTCAGATGTTCCTTCATAACTCGCGCGATCACGATGTCATCCTCTATGATCATAATTTTATACATTATCATAATCTCTCCTTATACCTTTGGACAGGATTTTGTCGTTTTCCATTTTATCATTCATATTAATATATTATCATACCGTCTGCTGTTTATCCAAACGTTGTTCCTCTCTTCTCATAATGACATTATTGCAGAATAATTTCACTATGACAATATCATAGAATAATAACAAAATTTACTAAAAATATAGACAACTGATTATAGTTATGTTATAATACATATGTAAAATAACTTAATAAAAAAAGGGTGTCCATTATGTTGGCTACCTATAACGATTTCATCACTCAAAACCCAAACTGCCGCAAGTTCGAAAACGACGATGATATGCAGAATGTTTTTGGTTTCCTCTCGCAGGACTTCATCATCGTTCAGATGATAGATGCGAGCGAAGCAGGTAAACCTGCTCTTGCACCTGTTGCCGTCAATGTTGAGCATTTTTTCGCCGACCCAAACAAGTCGCACGATAATTCTCTGGACGACAACTTCACCAAGCAAGCAGTAGGGCTAATGATTAAGACCGTACTTGAGCCTTTCGGGTACACAGTGTGGAAACAGAAAGACTTACCTAAAAGCATCAACGCAACTAAGTTTCAGTCTGCCTCAACATACCGCTTTGACGTGCTTGCTCCAAGGAGCATGAAAATCGTCAAGCGAGTTGAGGAAATAATTCCATCATCTGAAAGCGAGGGTTAATATGACTAAAGAACAAGAATTGCTGGCGTTTCTCCATCAAAGGGTTTTTGACCCTGTCCTGAATTCTCCTACTGCTTCCAAAGGACTCAAAAGCGGTGTGAATCTTACGATTGCCCGAATGAGCCAACGTGATGCCGCCGGAATGGTACAGTATTTTTGGTCGGCGGTCATTGGCACGGAACGTAGTATCGGTTTTGCACATCGTATGCGCGAAGAGGGATTTACACGATTTGAGGAAGTCCTTGAAGAGTTTCGTACACGCTTTAACGATGCTTGGCTTCGCTCGTGACGGTCAAAACCCCCATGATCTGTCAAGGCGCAAAAGTGTATTGACCGTGTTCCATATCTGCTGGCTTGCCTGAACGCTGTCAGCAAAGAAGCCGCCTGTTGAGCCGTCGCGGGATTCGTACCAGTTGGATACGAGCATAATAACCGCTTGCTTGGTAGTGGGCGGCATATCATTTTCGCTATAGTAGCCCGAAGCGATGTGCTGATAGCTTTCGGCATAGTTTACGGCGGCAGCGGTGAGCCGCAGGAGTAAAGCGTCGTCTTGGTCGTGGGTCAGGATGAGGTTATCCTTGACCAGGTGGGCTGACCCGTGCCGGTGCCGACGCAGAATGCCTGCTCCTCAGCAACTCCGAATGCCCTTGCAAACTCTGCGGCGATGGTCTTCTGGTCGAAGGTCGGGTTGCTCTCGGTGTAGGAGCCATTCTCGGCAGTACACTGGGCGGTGCTGTGCGTTGCCGCAACAGGGATTTTACGCTCCGCCGAGGTTGTGATGGTTTTAGCGATGGAGCGGATGATGTTTGCTTCCTCCAAGCCGGTCACAATCTGACGTTCGAACTCAAGTGGCACAAGATATCCACCATCCGTATCGGACGAGGTGGACAGGACATTGTTGATGGGCTCCTTACCGCGCAGAATTTTACCGAAGTCCTCCTTGTATTCGTCGGAAGCCCTGCCGATTTTAGCTTCAGCAGATTTGGTCGGTGCCTAGGGATATCATCTCGGCTTCCATGCGGTCGTACTCCGCGGCGGACTCGGCGGGAACGAGGCCGTCCGCGCCGCGCTTGGAGTCGAGGAACGCCTTGGCGGTGTTCCAGATTTTGTTGCGCTTCTCGCGCAGTTCAAGGATTGTACTTATTGTCATTACCTCCATAAGTTTAGTGGATAATCAAATTGAGCCGTTTCTTCTGGCGAAGAAGGCGGCACCGTAGTCTTCTGTGGCGAGCGCAAGCCCCACGGCGTTTTTTGCCATCGCTATGAGCGAGTAGCCGATTAAGCCGTCGAAGCCGAGTCCGGGGATATGCAGGATGCTCTCACGCCTGAACTTCACCTGCCCCTTGTCGCTTTGGTAGCTGTTCTTGGGCTTATCTCTGCCATGAAACTGAAAGAGCCTTGAAAACACATTCATATAAACAACAACTCCCTTTCCGCGTAAACGCTGTCGTTTGACGGCGGCGACATACTGATGAAGCCCTGACCGAACGGGAAAACGACAAAACCGTATTCCGCGCCCAGTTCCTCAAGGTCGCGGCGAATCTTTTCCGCGCCGTAGCGGTTGTAGGCGATTTTACGGATACGGAACCGCTCGGACAGCTTGGCGATGAACGCCACGATATAGTCGTAGTCCACGACGTTGCCCTCGGTAGTCTTGAACGCACCCATCTTCTTCCACACAGCATGAGGCACGTGGTCGCGCCGTGTCCGTAGGTCGATAACGTCCTCCGGCAGCCAGTAGAATGGCAGAACCGTATATTTCGTATCGCCGCTGGTCGGCGTGAATACAGGCACGAGTGAGGTAAGGTCGCCGGTGGATGAGAGGGCAAGCCCACAGTAGCAATCGCGCCCCTCGTAGTCCTCCCAGCCGATTTCCTCACCGCAGGCGTTCCATTTGTCCATAGGCATCCAGCGGATGTCGGCGTTGCGCCACTCGTTTAAGAGGAACTGCCGGAAGTGCATCTCCTCGGCGGGGTTCTGTCGTGCCTGTTCGTAGGTGGCCTGCACCGTTTCGAAGAGAATCGTTACGCCGATGGACGGGTTCACCCGACGCCAGACGCACTCGTCCTCCCAGTCGTCGCCCTCTTCAATGCCGAACACGGCTGGATAGAAAGCGGGGTCGACCTTGGAGCCGTCGATTACCGCCTGCGCCTTGCAGTGGATTTCGTAACAGATGGACGTTTTGTCCCTGCCCGCCGTGGTGATGAGGAAGTAGAGCGGCTGTCATCTGGCGTCGCCCGTGTGCTTGTTCATCGTGTCGAAGAGTTCTCTGGTCTGCTGGGCGAACAGCTCGTCGAAAATCAGTCCGCTGACGTTGAAGCCTTGCTTGGACTTGGTTTCACTCGACAATACCCGATAGAAGCTGTTGGTGTGCTTAAAGAGTATCCGCTTGGTGGACGGTATCAGCTTCGACAACTTATTCAGGTCGGCGCACTGCTCCGTCATCGCCTTGGCGGTGTTAAACACGGTGCTCGCCTGATTGATGTCGGCGGCGCAGGAGTAGACCTCGGCTCCGGCTTCGCCGTCGGCGAACAGGAGATATAAAGCCACCGCCGCCAGTTCTGATTTGCCGTTCTTCTTGCCGACCTCGACATAGGCGGTTCGGAACTGCCTGTAACCGTCCGCGTCCACGATGCCGAAGATATCGCGGATAATCTGCTCCTGCCAAGGCATTAGCTGGAACGGCTTCCCGTACCACTCGCCGGTGGTGTGCTTGAGCATTGATATAAAGTTGACCGCAAAGTCCGCCCGCCGCTCGTCGTAGTGCGAGGTCGACAGCATGAGCGGCGTGGGTTTGTATGTGAATGGCATAGGCTGTCGCCTCCTTTCAGCGCAAAATAAAACAGAGCCGTGATTGGCTCTGCGTGGTCTATCCTAATCTATATGTGTACGAGGAACAGCCCCTTACGGGGTGCCCTCGGTTGTTTTCATAGTTAGGTTACGGTTTCTCGGTCAGCCGGCCATCCGTCAGAATGTAGTGGTGTTCCTAGCCCTGTGGGTCTTTGGCGATAATCCGCAGTCCACCGTTTTCAAAGGCGTTGTAAGCCTTCACGAAGCTGTAGCCGCCGCCAAGCTGCTCAGCGATGAGTTTTCGGTAGCCCATTTCATGCCTCTTCAGTTGTACTTGGCGATGATGATGTCGTAGACCGCATTGACCTCATCGGTGGCGGGTTCAACGTCCCAACCCCTGTCGTAGTTCACGAGGTCGCGGCTCTCGCCGACCTTGCGGATGGTCAGCTTGCTGACCCTGCCGCCGTCAATGCCGAACTCCGAGCGTTCTCAAAGTGCTTGACCCAGTATTTGTACTTGTCGCCCGTAGTCGGGCTTGCGATAATCCCTTGACCACATCTTATTTGACCTCCTGCTGTGCTTTGATGGCGAGCCATTCGGGCTTTCTTAATCCTCGTGAGCCGCATGGCATCGTGCCTGAAAATCTGCGTGTCGCTGCGGTACTCGTACCGCTTGCCCTCGTGGACGATGTACTCCGGCCGTGTCCTTGTGCCGCCTTGCTATCAGTCCGCTGTAAACCGCCTTGCTTACGCATCCGTTTGCCTTCATGTTCTTGTCCTCCGTTTTCGTGGTTGTTTGCCCTTCGGCACTTACATATATCACTCTAAACGGCTGTAATAGCAAGAAGCCTGTCCGAAAAATAATATATCCTTCGTAGATTTGATTTCTTTTGCATCCCTTAACTTCCAATCGAATTGGGAGAGGGATATGCTTATGTCACTTTACAGCATTTTAAGGGACTTCTTTTTTTACTAATTACCGGATAGGCGTCAATTTCCCATATAACGCATATCTTGCGTTATCGTATTCATAGGAGCAGGTAGCCAAAGTGATTATCCGGTCATCAGCCTTTACTATCGTGTTAGATTCAAAGGTTGATTTCTTTTTTAGCGAATCAACATAATTTTGGAAATCATAATCATCTTTAAAATCAAATCGAACAGACTCATAATTCCCATCAACAACATTTCCCGCAAAAAACTCAATCAGATAATTACCATCAGGGGTAAAAAAAAGCATGGTTGGAAAGCTGTCATAATACCCTTGATCTTTGTACTTTGTTAAGGAAGAAAACATAGATCCATCTTTCATGTTGTGCCCATATATAATTGTATTTTTATCAGAAAAATCATTATGATTGCGATAATCCATAAATATCGACCCCAGCTTGTTCCGCTCACCAGTAAACAGATGTGTAAGGTAGAAATCGTTATCTTTTCCCTGCACTACTGGATAGTTGATTTCTGTTCCTTCAGCAGCAATCCATCCTACCACATCTGGATTGATTTTCTCCAGAGATATGAAGTCTACTCCGTTAATTTGTTGCTCTTTTTTTTCTCCTGATGATGATTCACCAGCAGTATCCAGGAGTGTGCTATCATGGTCAGTAGAATGGTCTGCTAATTTCCCCAAAAGACTTAGTTGCTGATAGATATCATCGCCTTTGGCATACTCCTGCCTATCTGAAAACAGGACAAAAACTGAATACAGAATACCTACCACGCACAACACCATAAGAATATGCAATATTAAGCGCAGATGTGATTTACCAAGGTGCTTCATCACGTTCTCCTTTCTATCTAAAAACGGCGGCAGGATTTTATGTTTCCTACCGCCGGTGCTTTATCTAATTATTTTTATTTCCTCTGTCTAAAATATTTCTTGCGCATGGTAAAATCGGCAGCAGTAAGGACCATAAGCGCTATTGAGAAAAAGATTAACCCAATCTTAGCAAGGTCATTAGACTGATCGTCTCCTGTTTGAGGCATACCTTCTTTATCATCATCAAATTCTTGATCGGGATCTCCGTCGTCAATATTATCATCAGGGTTACTAGGTGTATCGGGGTTACTAGGTGTATCGGGGTTGCCTGGAACACTACTTAGTGTGTTTGTAAACAATGCTGTCTGCAAATCATCAGCAGATATGGTTCCTTCTGCTCCTGTGCTGGTGGAAGTATATCCGGCTTCGGAATAATCCTCTTCCGTCACAGTATATTGTATTCCAATCGGCAATCCGGTGATTGTGATAGACTCACCGTTGGCAAGTGAAATGGTATCACCACTACTGATAGTTCCTGTGGCTGCGCCGGTGTAAGGATAGGCTTCAGATGAACCAATAAAGTTAACAGTAAATACAAACTTTTTAGTCAGATCAGCTCCTTCCCCAGTGACCTTTTTACTGATGGTCAGACTGCCTGTGGAAATCGGTAGCTTTGTATTGGTAAAAGCAGCCGTGCTATCCTGGGAAGAAGAAATAGTACCTGTGCTTCCCACACTCTCAACACTATAACCTTGCTCCAAAGCTTCGCTCACCTGGTATGTGGCACCCTCTGGCAGACCCGTGATAGTGATGCTTTGTCCGTGTGCGAGAGAAATCGTATCTCCGCTCTTAATTGTTCCATCCGGGACACCATTACCTGTGTAATCATAGGAATCGGATGCTCCGTCGAAAGTCACTGTGAAATTAAACTTCTTTGCAGTATCAGCACCATTTCCAGCAACCGTTTTGCTGATAGTCAGATTTCCGGTACCGGGAGTAGGAAGAAAAACATTTCTTGTGTTTGTGAAGGATGCTGTTCGCGTAGCATCTGCCACAATATATCCAGTTGCTCCTGTGCTGGTCGACGTGTATCCATCGCCGGAGTAGTCAGCTTCGGTCACCGTGTAAGTTGTATCTTTTGGTAATCCTACAATAGTTATACTTTGTCCGTGGGTAAGGGGAATAGTATCCCCGCTAGTAATAGTTCCGCCAGGCATTCCATAACCGATATAAGTGTATTTGCCTGGTGCATCTTCAAGCGTAATGGTAAATTCAAATATTTTCGTAGTATCAGCAGCATTACCTGCCACCGTTTTTCTGATGGTCAGATTTCCAGCAGTCCCTTCCAAAAAGTTCTGGATGGTGATGACATTGGCATCCGCTCCTGTTTTCCCATCAATCGAAGCAGTAACCTCAGAGCCATTAGTTGTTACTACCACTGAATGGTCAACTCTTTCCATTGTATATCCATCAGGTGCCGCTGTTTCTCGGAGAATATATTCCCCATCGGGGATAACCTTTAATTTGACGGTGCCGTCACTCCCAGTGACGCCTTTTTTTATGACAGTTGTTCCATCCATAGCGTATAGCGTGAATTCAGCACCTGCAAGGGGGTCGCCTCCTCCATCGATTTTCGTTATACTGATCCATCCATTCCTCTGCAGGGTGGCGCTGCCATCCAACTCTGAAATATAATAAGATTTAGAAGTTCCTACTTGTTTCGAGTCACTCCCAATCAATGTCACTTTGTTAGTAACAGTTCCCGGTTCGCCTGTTATATCAGTGATATAACTAAAGCGATAAGCCTTCGTATTGTCTGGGATACTGAAGCTCAGAACCCGCGTCTCATTATCATAGCTCACGTTTGATCCCAACTCCAGCGTAACGGGGCTTCCTACCGTATAACTTCCGTCCGCGTTGAGGGTCATCTCATTGGCCGAAACGTTTCCATCAAGCAACAAAGTGCCGCTTGAATCTGTACGTAGATCAATACCAACTGGCAATTGATCTTCCAGTTTTTGACCTCTCAGTTCAAGGTCATAGGGCTTATACTCCACTGTCCAGCGCAGCTCACCCGCCGTTAGCAGCGTGGTAGTTTTATCCAGAATTTGGCTGACAATGGTTACGTCCTGGTAGCTGCTTACGCCGGTAGTCCAGTTTTCGGTATTCAAAGTCACATTGTTGCGTACGGTCGTCGTTTCATTAGAGTTAAAGTATCCTGCGACGGTATCGCTGGAGGGCTTAGCCTTTACCAGAATTACATACGGCTTTTTAAGCGAAGAGAATGTAAAGGTAGCCGTTCCTCCATTAAAACTTGCATTAAGTCCCTCGACCGTATCCGGTGTGGTATCTGTAGCCAGAACGTTTCCGTTAGATTGATCGTTTCCTTCAAAAATCAGATACTTTGATTCTGAGACTATTTCAACAAACTCCCATCCCACAGGCAGAGTATCGGTAAGGGTCGCCGTTCCTAGCGTTTGTTCCGCCGCGTTTGTCGCATCGGTTAAATTGATGCCATCGGCGTTGACGTTCAGCCGGAAAATCACCGACTTATCCTTATAGTCGAAACCCTCCAGCGGATTACTTGTACGGCTTGAGTTTACGCCGGCCGCCGGATCAGCCATCGCTTCCCGATTTAACATTCCCTTAAGCAGCATGTTGTTCGTATAGTTCACGCTTCCAGTCGCAGCGTTCAGCTTTTCATTTGCGCTAAAGAGTGTTGCTGTGTTCCATACAGTAGACGTTTTGTTCCCAGCGAATATATTCGGATCTACGACCTGAGTGTCAAAGCTGAAGGTGTTTAAATCGGTCGTAGAAAGGCCAGTTATTTCCAGCAAATCGGCAACCCGCACGCCATCCCGCTTAATAGGAATCACATTCACTTCCACCGTTCCTTCG